TACAAGACTACACAACAAAACAAATCATTACATGGGGTGTTGGTGACTTCAATAATAAACAGAAGAATGTAATTTACAAGTCATTCAGTTCAGAGTATGAACTTCTAAATGCATTCATAAACTGGTGGATGATTGAAGATAATACTCCAGAAGTTATTACAGGTTGGAATATTGAACTGTATGATATTCCATATCTATCCAGAAGACTTGATAGAGTTCTTGGTGAGAAGTTAATGAAAAGACTTTCACCTTGGGGTCTTGTAACTGAAGATGAAATCTATATTGCAGGTCGTAGAAATATTGCATATGATATTGGTGGTGTAACTCAACTTGATTATCTTAATCTCTATAAAAAGTTTACTTATAAAGCACAAGAATCATATCGTTTGGATTATATTGCCAACTATGAGTTGGGTGAGAAAAAACTTGATCACAATGAGTATGATACTTTCCGTGAATTCTATACAAAAGATTGGAGTAAGTTTGTTCGATACAATATTCGTGATGTTCAACTGGTTGATAAACTTGAAGACAAGTTGAAATTAATTGAACTTGCGATTACAATGGCTTTTGATGCCAAAGTTAACTTCATTGACATTCACTATCAAGTGAGAATGTGGGACACCATTATTTACAACTACCTCAAGAAACAGAACATTGTCATACCACCAAAGAAAAGAACATCAAAATCACAAAAGTACGCAGGGGCGTATGTCAAGGAACCGAAGCCAGGAAAGTATGATTGGGTGGTTTCGTTTGACCTTAATAGTTTGTATCCTCATCTCATTATGCAATATAATATTTCCCCTGAGACGCTCAAGGATGACAAACACCCAACAGCTACAGTTGATAGAATACTTAAAGAAGAAATAGACTTTCAACTTCACAAAGATAGTGCTGTGTGTGCCAATGGTGCAATGTATCGCACTGATATCCGTGGTTTCTTACCAGAGATTATGGAGAAGATATACACAGAAAGAACTGTGTACAAGAAGAAAATGCTTGCTGCAAAACAAAAGTATGAGGATACCAAAAATCCTAAACTTGTAAAAGATATCGCAACATTCAACAACATTCAGATGGCTCGTAAGATTCAACTGAACTCTGCTTATGGTGCGATTGGTAACGAATACTTTCGTTATTACAAACTTGAAAATGCAGAAGCAATTACTTTGTCTGGTCAAGTTTCAATCCGTTGGATTGAAGATCGGATGAATAATTATCTAAACAAAATACTCAAAACAAAGGATGAAGATTATGTTATTGCTGTCGATACTGATTCTATCTATTTGCATCTGGGCCCTCTGGTCGAGGTTATATAAAAAGAACGAGAGAAGACTACTGAGGGTGTTGTTGGTTTCCTTAATAAGATCTGTGAGTTGGAATTTGAAAGGTATATTTCGAGTTCTTATGAAGCGTTGGCCAACTACGTCAACGCTTACGAGCAGAAGATGTTTATGAAACGTGAGAACATTGCTGATCGTGGTATCTGGACTGCCAAGAAAAGATACATCTTGAATGTCTGGGATAGTGAGGGTGTTCGTTATGCAGAACCTAAACTTAAGATGATGGGTATTGAAGCAGTCAAGTCATCAACGCCTGCACCTTGTAGAACCATGATTAAGGATGTTCTTAAATTAATCATGACAAAGACTGAAGATGATGTCATTGACTTCATCGAAAAATGTAGAACAAACTTTAGATCATTACCACCAGAGGAGATATCATTTCCAAGAACGGTGAGTAACGTGAAGAAGTATAAGAGTGTCAATGCGATCTATGAAAAGGGAACACCGATTCATGCTCGTGGTGCTCTTCTCTTTAATCATTATGTAAAGAAGAATAAACTTACACAAAAATATTCTTTGATTAATAATGGTGAGAAGATAAAATTTTGTTATCTTAAAAGACCAAACCCAATCCAAGAGAATGTAATATCATTCATTCAACAATTTCCAGAGGAACTTAACCTTGACAAATACATAGATTATGATCTACAATTTGAGAAGTCGTTCCTTGAACCTCTCAAGATTATCCTCCAATCAATTGGATGGGAATCTGAGAGAAGAGTAAACTTAGAATCATTTTTTGTATAATGGACTTACCTATTGATGATAAAGAACTAGAAGTCATCATTGAATCTGTATCTGATGTAGATATAGAATTGACTCGTAAATTAAGATTGATACAGGAGGTCAGAGATGAGAATCCTGGCGGGCCTTATAAAAAAATACTTCGTGAAAAATATGGGATGGTAATTTAATGGACTTTTTAAAAGAAATAGTAAAAGAGATAGGAGATGAATATACGCAGATTGCGTCAGATATTGACGAGACTGAAAGATTCATTGACACAGGATCCTACATTTTTAATGGACTCATTAGTGGGTCTATTCTTGGCGGGGTTAGCAGCAATCGTATTACTGCCATTGCTGGTGAGTCGTCTACTGGTAAAACTTATTTCTCGCTTGCTGTTGTCAAGAACTTTCTGGACACTAACCCTGATGGGTATTGTCTCTATTTTGACACTGAAGCAGCCGTCAATAAAGGATTACTGGAGTCTCGTGGAATTGATACGACACGGTTGGTTGTTGTGAATGTTGTAACAATCGAAGAGTTTCGTGGAAAGGCACTTAAGGCAGTTGATATATACTTGAAGACAGAAGAGGAGAATCGCAAACCTTGTATGTTTGTACTAGATTCTTTAGGTATGCTTTCTACAGAGAAAGAGATTACTGATGCATTGAATGATAAACAGGTTCGTGACATGACCAAATCACAACTTGTGAAGGGAGCATTCCGTATGCTTACACTTAAACTTGGTCAAGCAAACATTCCACTTATAGTTACCAATCACACCTATGATGTCATCGGATCATACGTTCCCACCAAAGAGATGGGCGGAGGCAGCGGTCTCAAGTATGCGGCAAGTACGATCATATATCTCAGCAAAGCTAAAGAAAAGGAAGGAACGGAAGTCGTTGGAAATATTATCAAAGCTAAGACAGCAAAGTCGCGTCTAAGTAAAGAGAACAAAGTAGTTAAGATACGACTCTACTATGATGAACGTGGTTTAGATAGATATTATGGACTACTTGAACTAGGAGAACTTGGCGGACTCTGGAAAAATGTCGCAGGCAGATACGAAGTCAACGGCAAAAAAGTATACGGAAAACAGATTCTTGCAAACCCTGACGAGTATTTTACCGACGAGGTTATGGCAAGGTTGGAAGAGATCGCCCGAGAAGAATATAGTTATGGATAAGTTCATCAGAACATATCCAATGCTAGAAAAAACTGCGTGTAACACTCTCATAGAAACTTACCAATCATCTAAGAACAAAGAAAAAATAGCTAATTTTTTTACACCACAGTTTACACAGGTAAACTTAAATGAGTTAGATGAAAAAGGATATCAGAAGTTTACACAACTCCTATGTTATAAAGTATTAGAGATAGTCAAAGAATATAAAAAGGATCTACCAGAGTATGCTGAGTGGTTTCCAGAAAAAATATACTTTGAAGAACTAAGAATTAAAAAGTATGAACCAGGCACTGAAGATCAGTTTGCTTTACATACTGACGTTCAAGATCATCAGAGTGCAAAGAGATATCTTGCTTTTCTAATCTATCTAAATGATGATTTTAAAGGAGGAGAAACTACATTTCCTTACAATAAATTGACAATTAAGCCAGAAACTGGTAAAGTATTAGTGTTTCCACCTACATGGCAGTATCCACACAAGGGTATGCCAGTAAAATCAGGAAGTGCGAAATACATTATGAGTACATACCTTCATTATAGTTAATGGATACTATTGAGAATACTATCATTCAGAATCTAGTTACGAATGAGGAATACACTAGAAAAGTATTACCTTTTTTAAAACCAGATTACTTTGATAAGACCCATGAAAAGATAATCTTCGATGAGTGTGCTAAGTTTATAGTTGCATATGATAAGTGCCCTACGAAAGAAATACTAACCATTGAGTGTGAAAAGAGAAAAGATATAAACGATGATACT